CAAACGGTACCACTATTCAACACCGCCTCAGTGACAAACATGAGCACTATGTTTGATAATTGCCGTGCACTGCAAACGGTACCACTATTCAACACCGCCTCAGTGACAAACATGACCAGTATGTTCGCTGACTGCTATTCTTTGCAAACGGTACCATTGTTTAATACCGCCTCAGTGACAAACATGGGCACTATGTTTTATCTGTGCTATTCGTTGCAAACAGTACCACTATTTAACACTGCATCAGTGACAAACATGAGCAATATGTTCTATAATTGTTCTTCGTTGCAATCTGTACCACTATTTAACACTGCATCAGTTACAAGCATGAGCAATATGTTCTATAATTGTTCTTCGTTGCAAAACATTCCCGAATTAAATTTGACAAAAGTTTCTACTTCCGCAAACAATGTCATGGCGATTGGTGGCTTAACTTCAACCGCAGCGGGAAACCTTGGTCAAGCGAAACTCACTGGGATGCGTTGGACTCAATCATTCCAGAACTGCAAAATGGGTGCAGCACAACTAAACGAAATGTATACTGCACTTGCGGTACTGAACCCCAATGTCACCAATGTGACAGCAGCGGCAGGCGTTGTCACCTATACTGTTGCTGATATCAGGGCGTTCGTAGCAGCCCGCACTGTGACCATAACTGGCGTAAACCCAGTTGCCTACAATTTGACAAGCGTGACCGTAGGAACTGTCACCGCAGGTGCTGGAACTACAGGAACTTTCACAGTCACCAATGCTGCGACGGGAACCTATGTTTCAGGTGGTATTGCCGCACTGCAAGACAACCGAACAATCACGGTTACCGGCAACCCAGGGGTTTCTGGAGACGACACAACAATCGCAACAAATAAAGGCTGGATAGTCACAGGATGAAAGAAGACACTTCAGGTTTCTATAAGTATGAAGAATTGACACTTCACCACGGTCCTAACTATGTCCTTGCGCCCGAATACGAACTGCTCAAGGAAACCAAAGACGACCACACCTACCCAATAGACGGATGGTATTGGTTTGATTCCATTGAAGAAGCCAGAGAGTTCTATAATATCCCTGCGCCCATAATTGAAGAATCAGAAACTTCTGAGGAGATGTAGACAAAATGGCTAGTCCTTTCACACAGCTGTGACACGAGTCTTAATACTTGCAGCTGGAGATGGTTCACGTTGGCAAAACTACAAAGGTGTCGCTAAGCACTTTATCAATATTGACGGCGAGAAAATCTTGCATCGCACGTGTCGCCAGTTTCTCAGCTACACTGATGACGTGTATGTAGTCGGAAAGTCCGACGAGTACGCGTATCCAGGGACCAAGCTATTTGTGCCTCCATACGACATCTCCTGGGGAGACTTTGCCAAGTATTGGTCCTCGAGAGAGCTTTGGTCTTTAGAAAGAACAGTACTTGCACTTGGCGATGTGTACTACACTGATCAGGCAATAGAGAAGATTATGACAATACCTGGCGAGATCATGTGGTTTCTTCGACAGAACCACTCGACAGTTACCGGCGGAAGACCTGAGATCTTTACGCTTGCGTTTGACTCAAGCACACACGCGGTACTTGACCAGCATTTTGAGAGGCTGATCAAGGGTAAAGTTCCTCCTCCAGGCGGCTGGCGGCTGTACAAAAGTCTTGTCCGTCCGCACTATCAAAACAATAAGATGCATGTTGTTATTGATGATGAGACTACCGACTTTGATTTTCCCTACGATCTAGACAATTTTGAGCGTCTAAGACTAGAAAGAAAACAATCGTAAAAGCCTTATAAAATAAGGGCCAAAACCATATAACCTTAACCTTAATGGTATACAATCTGACTTGTACATTAACAGCAGCAAACCGTTGCTAGATAAGGGTTTCGTATGGCAACTAAGAAGAAAGAGGTTGCATTCCTCTACGCACGTGTTTCTACGCAAATGCAAGCAAACGATGGTATGTCGCTAGGCGCGCAGGAGCGAGATCTTAGGCGCGCAGCCGAATTGGCCGGCTTTAAAGATGTAAAACTTCTTCGAGAAGAAGGTCGGTCAGGAAAGTCAATCAAAGGACGGCCAGTTCTTCGTGACGCTTTGGAGAAATTAGATAAGGGAGAGGCGTCTGCGTTGTTTGTAACTAGGATTGATCGCCTGGCTAGGTCCACCCAAGACTTTCTTAGCATCGTGGATAGAGCCCATAAAAACGATTGGCGAATTGTCATGCTTGACCTCAACCTTGACACCGCCAGCTACCAGGGTCGGTTTGTCGTCACAATCATGTCGGCTCTTGCTGAAATGGAACGAGCTATCATTGCTGAGCGCCAACGAGATGTCCATAAGGATCGCCGAGAAAAAGGACTTAAGTGGGGAGTAGATCTTGGCCCGAAGCGCATGATCTCAGACGAACTGTACGAACGGATCGTAGAGCTTCGCGGACTAGGAATGTCGTATGCAAAAATTGCAAACAAGTTCAATGCTGAAGGCATAAAAACGCCTTTTGAAAAACGCTGGTACGCTACAACGATAAAGCAGTACGTTGACAAAGGCGATAAACAGATTAGGCCAGGGGAGGAAAATCCTCAACCCTGACCTAACCGTTTTGGCAGCCTCTCTCCCAAGGCGCCAGACCTTAACTACTGCAATAGCTTTAGCTAGCCACCTGCGTTTTTAATGACGTCGCGGACATACTCTTCTACTGTCATACCCTGCTTGGCGGCGTATTTCTTGATCATCTTGAAGTCTTTTTTCTTAATAGCGACAGTGCAAAGTGAGGCACCACCTACAGTGATGTCTACTTTAACTTTTTTCATCGCGCAAACCTTTGAACAGTTCCCCAGTCAATCTCACCACTTTGAACAATTCGCGGAAGTAGCTGACGGCCAATGATTTGAGCTCTTGAGCCGTGGCCGTCAATTTTAAGTCCTCTATCCGATAGTTTTCGCTGAAAAGCAATCTGTGTCATTGGCTTTTCACCACGCTCTTCGCTCCAAGCTCTATACACAGCGTACAAAGATTTTACTGGTGTTGCAGCGTCTTCAGCTTCTTTCGTTTCTTCAGTTAGAAAAAATCCAATTCTGTCTTCATTTTTTCTGTAAACATCAGCGGCCTCACTGACAGCAGAGCACCACCCTAGCCCATCACGTGCACTAGAGCCAAGCAACTTGATCGCGCCTTCAACCGCCCACGACAATACTGCAGGCAGTCCGCCTTCTGGATCAAAGATGTAGTGCTTGAGGTCTGGGTCTGGATTTTCAGGAACATTCAATAGTGGCACTGGACGAATACGGCGCCACATTGCATCATCAGTAATGATTGGTCTGTGGTTTGTAGTAATCCAGAGCTTAGCACGTGATTGGAATGTAAATGGCTTTTCACCAGGCGAACGTGCTGAAATTTCAGATGAACCAGTCAATTTTTTGATTGAGTTTTCTTTGATGCGCTCGCCGTCTGGCAATTCGTCAACCCATACCATGCGGCGACCACGAAGTTCTGCCCAGTGGTAAAGATCAGAACCATGCGCTTGGCCATCGCCTTGAGCAAGAATGCTTGAGTCAAGTGGCCATGCGTATTGAGATGTTCCCATCGCCTTAACCAAAGCTTCAACCATCGTGTTCTTACCAGAGCCTGGAGGACCGTAAACCATGAACATGACATCATATGTACGCAATCCAGTTAATGAATATCCTGCGGCCTTTTGCAGCCACTCTTGCAATTCTTTATCGCCGCCTGTTGCAAAGTCAATAAATTGTTCCCAACGCACATTGCGAATTCCAGGATTGTAAGCAACTGGTGCGCGTCGTGTAATGTAAAGGTCTGGTCGCCCACGCAGCAACTCACCAGTGCGTAAGTCAACAACTCCGTTCAACACACCAATAAGCGTTTCATCGCTGTCCCAAGACTCAACGTCAATCAAAATACGCGGGTCAGACGTTGCGCTTTCAATCAAACCATTGATACGCGAGTTTGATTTTGCTTGCTGTGCCCACTTAATAACTTCTGATTGCTTGTCTGCATCGTCAAGATAATGAACAACCTCACTCGCAACAATCGGTGCAACCTTCTTTGAAAGCTCGCGCATTTCAAGACTTTCAATATCTGGCTTCCAATATCCACCGTCCCAATGAAACCAGCCAAGACCGGGCGTATACCGAACGGCGGCGCCAAACGAGTCAATCAACCGTCGTCCGTTTCCAACATCTGTAAGCGTTCGCTTACCAGGTTCACCACCCTCCTCCTCACCAAGTGCGTCAGGGTCTTTTGGCACATCAATGTTTGACAGGTTACTTGCATTTGCAAGTGAGTCTCCGTCTTCAACAGATGACAATACCGATCCGCCAATTGTGCCGGGTAAATTTGAAGTCACAGTGTGAGTTGAGCTTTGCACTGGTTTTTGCTGCGTCTGCGCTGGTGTCTGCTGTGCTGGCCTTGATACTGAAGCTCGAGACTCTTCTTGCGACTTGTTCGCCCACTCCTGTAGCCCAGGCCACAAGCGTTCAGTCTTAGGGTTGTCAATAACAAACTGCATTGCGCGACGGACGTGCATAAGCAATCCACCAGGACCTTCAAGTTCTAGTGGCGGACGAACTTTTTCAGCATTGAACCTAATCATCATAGTTTCAACTGCAAGTCGTCCTGCTTCAGTATTTATTGGAAACTTATTTGCAAGTGCGCACGTCATTGCGTAAATATCAACAGCGCGAGAACCTTCGTCAATTCCCTCTTCGAGAAGACGGTCAACATCAACGCGCTCGCCACCCCACTCAAGTCCTTCAAGAAATCCCCAGTCGCCAGAGCCAAGAGAAGCAGACATGTTTTTATTTCTCTTGCGCAAAGTAACGAGCAACTCTTCAGGCGCTTGCGCTATCTCAATTTCCCATGGAGCCTTGCCTTTAACCCACTCGTAGCACACGCCAGAAAAATGACGCGATGGCGCAATCAATACATATCCATTATGCTTGATGTCAATTCCATTTAGACCAGATTTTTTAAGGTTACCGACCAAGTTCTCTGACTCTTCACAACGGTAAAATAAGTGGCGTCCCCGAGTAGCTTTTCCGCCCATCGTGTACGCGCCAGTGATTGCCTCAACTGTCGGAGGCAACGCGCCTTCAACGAGTGCTTCAAACTTCTCAAACGAGTCTGGTCCACCAGACCGCGGGTCAATGTCAATTACAAAGAATCCACTTGGGCGACAGAAAACGCTTACATTGTTTTCGCTGCCTTCTGGCCACCACTTTTGAATAGCAGAAAGATCGCTTGTAGCCTGGCTATTCCACTCTGGAATGCTTGGGTGTTTGCCGACGTCCTTTGGTTCAGCGTGAGTGCCGCCGCACGTGCATCGGCCGTTGTTGATGCCGTAGCATGGCATGACTTTCCAGCCATTTTGGGCGTACCACTGCGCCGCAGGTCCTAATCTTCCAGTAGCTGAGTCCCATGCGCTCATCTGATAAGGCGCCTAAATGACTGTAGAGACATCAATAAAAACGTTGTTGGCATTGCCTAGCCTTTGTGTTGGGAGAGAGCAGATTGTTACTTTATCAAAAATGTTATGCACGCAACTATATCCCAGCCGGGTTGCAAAATGCTGAACAACTTTAAAATCTTTCATATTTATTGCTAGAGACATTATCAAATAAATTACAAGATTGTCATTAGATATACATAGTACATGTTCCAGTACATGATATAAATTAGATAAGTACATTCACGCCTGACCACCGGAGAACTATGGGATCGCTATTTGATGACATCAAAAAAGAAAAGTCAGCTCGAGGCACACGCTCACGAATTGCAGAAATACTTGATGAAATGAGCAAGGCGGATGCTGCAGATCTACTTAAGGCGCTTGATGATCATTCAATTCCTGCATCGAGCATTTCAAAAGCGTTGAATAAGCGCGGACTTAAATTAGCAATCAACGTGATCAGTCGTTATCGCCGCGGTGAACTTGTGACTAAGGTAAACAATGAGTCTGTCTGACGATATTCGCAAAGAAGATGAAATAGCCGAACTACGAGCCGCGCTTAAGAAAGCGCAACAAACGGCGTACAAAGCTAAAAGAGCCAATGAAATCATCACAGAAGCTGTGTTTAGCGCAGCAAGAGACGCAGCAATTGCGTCTGGCCCAGCTAAGCCTTCAGAAGTAAAACGTGAAAAAGACTCGCGAAAAACTAAAGCTGAAGTCGCTCTTATTCACGCTACTGACTGGCAAAACGGAAAACGAAGCATATCGTATGGAATTGGAAAATGCTCTGATCGCATAGAACAATTGACTAGCAAAGTCATTGAGTTGACGACAATTCAACGAGCACACCACCCAGTTCGCGAGTGTGTTGTTATGTTTGGCGGCGACATGGTTGAAGGAATTACTATCTTTCCTGGTCAAGCCTGGGAAATAGAAGCTCATTTATTTGAACAACTATTTGAAACAGTTCGGATAGAAGAAACGATGATCCGAACACTCGCAGCATTCTTTGACAAAGTTCATGTAGTGTGCGAATACGGCAACCACGGTCGTCTTGGGCGTAAGGGCGAGATGCCAGCGAACGACAACATTGACGCAATTAGCTACAGAATAGCGCAAGATAGAACTAAAGATCTCAAGAATGTGACGTGGCAAATGTCCCCCGATTGGTATCAAATGGTGGCAATTGGAAACTACAAAGCGCTGCTCGTTCACGGTGACGAGTGCAGAGGAACATCAAGTATTCTACGAAAGGCAAATGCCTGGGCCACAGGCGTTATTGAAGAGTTTCAAGATGTCTACATGGGTCACTTTCATACCCCGACTACAATGACTATGGCCAACGCCGGGCGCGTGTTCATCACTGGATCGCCAGAGTCGCACAACGAGTACGCTCGAGAAGTAGTCGCAGCAGTCGGCAAGCCGTCGCAGCGGCTTCACTTTGTTGACCCAGTAAAAGGCCGCGTTACCGCTGAGTATGTCGTATGGCTTGACTAGAGATACAATTGCCAAAACGGCAATTGCATCGGAGCCTATATGGCGAAGTCAAGGATCAAATCTTCAAAAACGGCCAAAAATCAGGTCTTAATTGACGCACAAGAAGCAATTTACGAACTCATAGAAGACAACCAGCACATAGATCTTTCCCGTGTTGGTATGGTTTGGGCAGGCATTCTTGACCTTGAAGGGCCTATTCCAACATCAGAAGTTGCTGCCATGCTAAGTGCATATGACCTCGTCAGGGCAACGACTATGGTAGATTCACGGCCGCATTGGGTAAATGTCGTCGCTTTTGCCGCGCTTGCGGACGCTGCAGACACGGCAATGGAAACAAACTTATCTGAAAAACTAGAAACACTGAGTGAAGATAAAACGCCTACTGTAATTGGGTTTGCACCTTCTTTTAAGAATGACAGCCAATAGATTCTTGGTATTATTCTAATGTAGTTTTAAGTACAAAATCACCTTTGCGCGTTTTCGCATTGACTGGAGTTGCGTATGCCTTGGCCAAATGATGTTACAACACGAGTAGTAAGTGGAAGCTACACTACTCCGTACGGAAGTGCGGCTCGTGGTGTGATTACATTTACCCCAACTGTGACTGTTGTAGACGCGGAAGACACGATCATTGTCGCAAGCCCAATTGCCTGTACCCTTGACTCAACTGGCTCTTTTAGTGTAGCGCTTCCGTGTACTGATGATACAGACTTAAGCCCGGCTGGCTGGGCCTATCAAGTAAGTGTCCACATCTACGGTGTATCTCCGTTTACATTCAACACGTACTTGGTCACAGGTGACGGCTCAGAAGTTGACATCTTTGCAGAAATTATTGACATCTTAAATGCCGGATCGTACGGCCCAACAGTGTCAACTTCACGGGGATCTATCGGCCCAGTAGGTCCAACTGGTCCAACAGGCGCTGCAGGTACTGCATCAAACACTGGAGCAACTGGAGCAACTGGAGCAACTGGAGCAACAGGTGCAACTGGTGCAACGGGTGCAGCAAGCACAGTTACTGGTCCGACTGGCGCAACTGGTGCAACGGGTGCAACGGGTGCAACGGGCGCGACGGGTGCAACTGGCGCAGCGAGCACAGTCACAGGTCCGACGGGTGCAGCAGGCACTGGTGTAACAATTCTTGGTTCTTATGCAACACTTGGCCAACTACAAGCAGCGCAGCCGACAGGAGATCCTGGAGATGGTTATTTAGTAGCTGGCAACCTTTATGTTTGGGATCCAGTTGGGTCTGAGTGGGACAACGTTGGAAACATTCAAGGACCAACTGGAGTGCAGGGTGCAACGGGCGCGACGGGCGCGACGGGAGCAGCCTCAACAGTCACTGGTCCAACGGGTGCAACGGGCGCGACGGGCGCGACGGGCGCGGCGGGCGCGACGGGTGCAACTGGAGCAGCAAGCACAGTTACTGGTCCGACGGGTGCGCAAGGTGTGCAAGGTGCAACGGGTGCAACGGGTGCAACGGGTGCAACGGGTGCAACGGGTGCAACGGGCGCGACGGGAGCAGCCTCAACAGTCACTGGTCCAACTGGTCCAACTGGTGCGACGGGTGCAACGGGTGCAACGGGTGCAACTGGTGCAACTGGAGCAGCAAGCACAGTTACTGGTCCGACGGGTGCGCAAGGTGCGCAAGGTGTGCAAGGTGCAACGGGTGCAACGGGCGCAACGGGCGAAACGGGTGCAACGGGTGCAACGGGCGCGACGGGTGCAACTGGAGCAGCAAGCACAGTTACTGGTCCGACGGGTGCGCAAGGTGTGCAAGGTGTGCAAGGCGCAACGGGTGCAACGGGTGCAACGGGTGCAACGGGTGCAACGGGTGCAACGGGTGCAACGGGTGCAACGGGCGCGACGGGTGCAACTGGAGCAGCAAGCACAGTTACTGGTCCTACAGGGGCAACTGGAGCGCAAGGTGCTACTGGACCTACAGGACCTACTGGCGCAACTGGCGCAGCGAGCACAGTTACTGGTCCGACGGGTGCGCAAGGTGTTACTGGTCCAACGGGCGCATCAGGAAGCATCGATCTTCTTAGTGATGTCGTAATTACGTCAGCATCTAATGGAGAGATTCTAAAGTACAACGGAACAGTATGGATCAATGACTCGTTCACTGCAGTAAGTAGCGCGACACTTGACACTCTCTCAGACGTTGTAGCCCCGACTCCAGTGTCTGGAGATATGCTAAGTTGGAACGGCACGGCGTGGATCAACCAAAGCGTTGACTATACCGCAGAAGTCATCGCTGCTGCTGGAGGAGATGGCACCAACGGTCAAGCAATTACCACAGACGGAAATGGTGTTCTCAACTTCACAACAATCGTTGGGACAACCGAGGCCTCAATCATTAGCGCCGTCGGCGCTGATGGCACAAACGGACAAGTTCTAAAGACAAACGGTAACGGAAATCTTTCATTTGGCGACTACGAACCAAGCATTACACAGATTAGTGGAGGAACTCCTCAGACTATTCAGTTTTACGTTCTTGGGCCTGTAGATGCTGGTGGAATCTAAATAGTGATAGCAATAATCGGTATATAATTTCAAAGACTTAGTGTTTCAAGGAGCGTCATGGCTGTTCAAATTCAATTTCGTAGAGGATCCGCTGCATCGTGGGTATCCGCTAACACGATTCTTGCTGAAGGCGAGCTCGGTCTAGAGACCGACACGACTTACTTCAAGATCGGTAATGGCACCACCGCGTGGAATAGCCTTTCTTACAGCCAATACAACGGAACTCTTGCCGACATTAACGACATCACAAATGTCGCGATCACAAGCGCTGCGTCTGGTCAAGTTCTTCAGTGGAACGGTACAGCATGGGTCAATGGAACTATAGATCTTTCTGTAAAGGCGAACATTGCTAGCCCAACATTTACTGGAACTCCTCTTGCTCCTACAGCAAACTCATTGGCGAACAACACTCAAATTGCTACCACAGCTTTTGTACAGGCAGCTGTAAGTGGCTTGGTTGACACTGCTCCAGAGACACTGAACACACTCAATGAACTTGCCGCCGCCCTCGGCGACGACGCAAACTTTGCTACAACAACATCAACAGCTCTTGGTTTGAAGGCTCCACTTGCAAACCCAACATTTACTGGAACCGTAACGCTGCCAAACGACACGGTTACTGCTAACGCAATTGCAACTGGTGCAGTTACTGCTGCAAAACTTGCTGACAACGCAGTCACAAGTAGCGCAATTGCAACTGGTGCAGTTACTGCTGCAAAACTTGCTGACAACGCA